CAACTGGTGAGACTGTGATGGGTGAGTTAGATCACCCAGAAGAGTTACAAATTAACCTAGACAGAGTTAGTCATATCATTACAGAAATGCAATGTGATGGCAGTGATGGAATGGGTAAATTGAAAATTATCGATACACCGATGGGAAACATTGCAAGAGCTTTATTAAAAGCTGGTGCAAAGTTAGGAGTAAGTAGTAGAGGAAGTGGTAATGTTAATGAGTCAGGTCGTGTGTCTGATTTTGATATCATTACTGTTGATATTGTTGCTCAACCTTCGGCGCCCGATGCTTATCCAAAGACAATTTATGAGTCTTTGTTTAATATGGAAGGCGGTAGCATGTTACATGAGATCGCTAAAGACTATACACACGGAAACATTGGTGCTGAGAAGCATCTAACTAAACAAATCATTAATTTTATTAATGAATTAAAATTGAGGTAGGAGACTACTATGGCAGTAAATTTTGAGGACCTGATCGAGTCTAGTGATATTAACGAAGAAGTTCGTACAAGTATCGTTGAGGCATGGGAAAGTCGTCTTGCCGAAGCCAAAGAACAACTTACAGCAGAATTAAGAGAAGAGTTTGCTCAGAGATATGAGCATGACAAAGGTCTTATTGTTGAAGCAGTTGACGGTTTTATTCATCAGCGTATCGAAGCAGAAGTTGCCGAGATTGCTGAAGATAAAAAAGCTGTTGCTGGTGAAAGAGTTGCTTATAAAAAGGCTATCAGTGAACATAGCACAAAGCTAAACAAGTTTGTGTCTGAACAACTAGCAAAAGAGATTAAAGAGTTAAGAGCTGAACGTTCTAACGTTGCAGAACATGTAACTAAACTCGACGATTTTGTTGTTGAACAGCTGGCTGGAGAGCTTAAAGAATTCCATTCAGACAAGCAGGAACTAGTAGAGCAAAAAGTGAAAATGATGAGAGAAGGCAAAAAACAACTTGCTGAATCAAAATCAGACTTCATTAAACGTGCCGCTGATACAGTTGAAAAAACAGTAAACGCTATTGTAAAAGAGAACGTTTCCAGTTTTAAAGACGATATTACCGCCGCAAGAGAAAACGATTTTGGTCGTAGAATATTTGAATCATTTGCAAATGAGTATCGTTCAAGTTACTTGAATGAAACCTCTGATGTAAAAGACTTACAGAAAGAAATCGCAGACGTTAAGAAAACATTAGAAGAAACTAAAGCCCAAGCGGTAGCCACTGCTGAAGCAAAATCACTAGTTGAATCTAAGTTGAACGTAGCTAATGATTTAATGAATCGTAAAGATGCATTAAGTGAGCTACTTAAACCTCTTAGCAAAAGCAAAAAAGAATTAATGGTAGATTTACTCGAAAGTGTAAAGACTGAGAACTTAGAGAAGCAATTCAATAAGTATCTCCCATCTGTTTTAGATGGAGAAGTTCCAGCAGTAGAGAGTAGGAAAGCAATTAATGAATCAGTTGTGTCAACACACACTGGTAATAAAAACGTTCAGCCTTCATCGGAAGATGAACAGGACGTGGTTGAAATTAACCAAATCCGTAAATTAGCCGGACTTTCAAATTAGGAGATAAGAAATGGCAGAATTATTTGAGAGCAATTGGTCAGCTACCAAAGACGCACTTTTAGAAGGACTTAACGGTTCTAGAAAGAGTACTTTGGACGTAGTCCTGGAAAACACTAAAAGATATATTCAGGAATCAGCATCAAGTGGTGCTACACAGGCTGGCAACGTTGCTACATTAAACAAAGTAATGTTACCTCTAATCAGAAGGGTTATGCCTTCAGTTATAGCTAACGAACTTGTGGGCGTACAGCCTATGAGTGGCCCAGTTGGGCAAATCCACACACTAAGAACACGTTATGCCGAAGCGGCAACTGGCGTGAACCCAGGTGATGAGGCTCTTAGCCCATTTAAGATTGCTAACGCTTACTCAGGAAATCCAGACGCTACTGCAAGTAGTGAAGGAACTGCTGGTAAGAAATTAAGCATCCAAATCTTAAAACAAACAGTTGAAGCAAAAACAAGACGTCTATCTGCAAGATGGACATTTGAAGCGGCACAAGATGCTGAATCAATGCATGGTCTTGATGTTGAAGCTGAAATTATGCAAGCACTTGCACAAGAAATCGTAGTAGAAATTGACCAAGAAATCATTGGTTCACTAAGATCTCTAGCAGGCGCTGGTACTACCTTAGACTTTAACAGCGTTACTGGTACACAGACTTACGTCGGTGACAGACATGCTGTATTGGCTATTGAGATCAATAGAGCGGCGAATAGAATCGCGGCTAGAACAAGACGTGGCGCTGGTAACTACATCGTAGTTAGTCCAGAAGCGTTGACAGTATTACAGTCAGCATCCACTTCAACATTCGCAAGAACAACTGAAGGTTCATTTGAAGCACCTACTAACACAAAACTTGCTGGTATCCTTAACGGATCTATCAAAGTATTTGTTGATAGTTATGCGGCTGATGGAACTAAAGTACTTGTTGGATACAAAGGTTCAAGTGAAACTGACGCACCTGCGTTCTATTGTCCTTATATCCCATTAATGAGCACAGGACCTGTAATGGATCCTAGCACATTTGAACCAGTAGTTTCTTTCATGACCAGATACGGTTATATTGAATTAACTAATACTGCTTCATCTTTGGGTAACGCGGCAGACTACGTTGACGCAATAACATTGTCAAACGTTGCATTCCAGTAAGATTTAATCTTAAGGGTAATAACCA